TCTACGCTAGTAGCTGCTACGTTAGTTAAGCCGGATCCGTTTCCAATGAAAGACCCACTAAAGGATCCTGTCAGTGCGGCGTTACTACCTATTGGATTGTCAATTCTCATGTTATTCTTCTTTTACAGTCTTTTTACTACGTTGTTAATAAATATCTACTTATTTACTACTACACTTCCTGAAATATAAGCACTAAACTCTAATACTACTACGTTATTTGAAGTAGATACTATTTTAGCTGGTATAATTTGTTCTCTTTGTGAACTGTATACCTGTACTACAGGAAAATCTTCGGATAAATTATGAGTAATAGTGAAAGGTCCACTTCCTTCTATAGATTGTCTATAAGAAGAAGAGGGTATATTTGTGAAATTGTTATAATTTAAGTAATATGCAGGATTTTCTCCTCCTAAGTTGTTTGCATCTTGTGCAGAACCAGAAACGATGTGTCCAGCTCTACCTACTACTACGAATCCTGAAGATTGTTGAGTAAATGAGATAGAAACGCTGTTTACATTTGCAACATTGACTGTTTCTGGGATAATTTGATTGTATTGGTTATCATAAACCGATACTAAAACGTTTCTTGTGTCGAAATTATGAGTAACTACTTTTGAAGTGGCATTTGTAAAGGTATCTGTAACGGTTGTTACTTGATCTATTCTAGCATTACCCCCGACTATGTGTCCTCCCTTTGCAACTACTACTATACCTGTAGATAGTTGATTAAATGTAATAGTAACGTTGTTTAAATCTGTAAGATTTACATTAGCTGGTATAATCTGATTATCATCTTCATCGTAAACACTTATAACTAAGTTTTTCGAAGAGAAGTTATGATTAACTACCTTGGTTAATGTATTAGTAAATGTATCTGCTACTGTAGCTTGTTCTGATATTGTAGAACTTACATTAGTTAAGCCGGAACCATCTCCTACAAAGTAAGAAGCAGTTACTGCGCTAGCTACATTAAGATTGTATAAGTGTGCACTTGACCCACTTACGATGAGTTTCTTCCAGTTTGGCATTCGTGTTACTATTACGGTTGGTTACACCAATGTGCGGTGCCCACTTCCCTTTCGGGCCTATAATGTACATATAAATAGCAAAAGGACCTATTAAGGTCCCTTTACTTTCTAATTGTTTTTCTCTAATTCGTTTGTGAGCTTAACCCATATGTTGTAAAAGGCTTCGAATTCATCACCTTTGTAAGTCGCTGTTCTAAGTTTAGCGAGTAGAAACTCGATTTCCTTCTTTGTGAACCCCGACTGGGCTTCTGGTTTACTTCCTTTTGCTCCGAGCTTATCTAATAACCCCATAACTTTATTTTATTTTTATACGTAAATGAATATATCGTCTCCTTCTACTCGAATGTTACCAACGTGATCTGCTTCTGCTGTAGCTGCATCTGTTGCATTACCTGCAAATACACCTCCTACATAGTAAGATGGAGTTTGTGCACCTGTTGCATTAGAAGCCATGTTACCTACAATTGCAAGACGACCGTCATTACTGTTGTAGCTAGCATCCCATATTAAACCAGCACCTGATTGAGCAGTTCCATTAGATCCACCGAATACGAAACCTGAATCAGCTGTTGCAGCTGAACCTGAGTTTAATAAGATGAAAGCATCTTCTACATCTAAGTTAGTTGTATTGATGTTTGTTACAGTACCTAGTACGTCTAAGTTACCTTGAACGCTTAAATTACCTGCAACGTTAATATCGTTTGGTAAACCGATTGTAATTGTCTGACCAGATGCAGTAGCTTCAATTTCATTAGCTGTACCAACAACTGATAATGTCTGAGTTCCTAAAGCAACTGTACCGCCGCCTGTAGAACCAGAGATTGATAATGTTGTACTGATGTTAGCTGTACTAGCTGCAGTTAAACGACCGTCAGCATCAACTGTAAAAGTTGGTATAGCTGTTGCACTACCGTAAGAACCTGCACTAACTGAAGTAGCTTTCAAGCTAATCTTAGCAGATCCATCAATTTCAATAGACGTGTTGTCTACATCTGCTGCAATACTAAGGTTATTACCGCCAATAGTACCGCTAGATGTGATACCATCACCACCTGTGATACCAGTTCCTTTTATAGCAGTGTCTGCACTTGCTAAAGAAGAACTAAAAGCTGAAAATCCTGTAGTATCTGTAATTGTGATTTGAGAAGATCCTGATACTAAGGTTGGTTTACCTGTAATATTTGCAAATGCAATAGCAGCTGCTGTTACATCTGTTAATCCTGAACCGTTTCCTGAGAATGAACCGGTAATGGACTGGTTAGCCACCCCGTTTCTTGCATAATTTAAGTCGTTTGCTAACTGGCTTATATTACTACCAGAAACGACGAGTTTTTTCCACTGTGCCATGTTGTTATTTTAAGTTATTTTTGCTTATTAATAAATATTCCGTTTTTTACAATCCAAAATAGAAAGCATTATCTGCTCCATAGTATATACTACCTGTAACTGCTGTAGGAGGGGTTGAAAAAGGATGTAATACTACAACTCCCTGTTCATTTACTTTAAATTTATCTTTACCTCCTACATTTACTGCGAAATACTTTGATACTCCGTCTAATTTAAGTCTAAAAGACCCTGTAACATGTACATCTGTAGTAGCTGATGCATAAGACCCTGTTTTATTAAAGACAGAAGCATCAATAGTAGAGATAGGCTGTCCGTTTAAGGTAAAACTACCTAATACGTTTAGTGATCCTGTTAAATCTCCGGATCCACTAAGGTGAGGACTTATCTGTTTCCACTGTATTAACGCCATCTTATGCTAATTTTCCTATTAAAGTATATTCATCTGTAGAAGCAATAGAGAAACCTAGTGTATTATTAAAGGTTACAACTAAATTACCGCTTACTTCTTGGATTGTATTGATTGCATCTGTTTCAACAATCATACCGTTAATAAATACTTGGAAATTAGATTTACTTAATGCTGGGAAACCAGCAGGAGTTTCAGCTAATTGCTGTCCTGTAAAGGTTAATGTGTTAGCACCGGAGTTAACTACTGTGTTTATTGTATTACTTGTAATTACCTTCTGTAAAGATACATATGCTTTCTGTTCTGATGTCATAGACTCTTCGATTGTTGTTAAATTTAAAGTCTCACTTGCTTTATCGTAAAATCTTGCTTTTCCTTTCACGGCTTGTGTTACTGTTTGTGTTTCAATATTAGAAACCATTTCAAAACCGAAATTAACTGCTGATTTAGAGTAGAATTTATTCATACCCTTTACAGTAGCGTTTATTGAGTCAGGAACTATGTGTCCTAGTAATTTAATAGTAAAAGTAGTCTTAACTGTACGGTCAGCGCCTGCAGCTAGCTCAGTAGTCTGTGCATAACTGTCGATCATTGCTCTAAAACTGAACCTTTCTGGGTCTCCCCAGTAGGAATCTGATGCAAAGTTAATAGCTTCTACTAGTTTATTCATTTGTTCTACGTAATCTGTAAATATTATACAAGAGTACGTTATATCTACGAAGTCTGGCATAACAACGGCGTAGAATTCTTTTACTTCATCTCTATTATTTAATAAACTGAAGCGGTCATACATGTTTTTCTTAGAAAACCTCTTTTCAAAGATACCATAGTTAAGTGGATTGTTAGCATCTAACTTGTTTCCATAGCTTCTATTCTTTTCTACAGAGTCTCTCTTAAACATTATAAGGGGAGCTTGTATTTTACCGTTTTTATCTCTATAGAATCCGTCTTTCTGTACGGCAGCCCATCGTTCTGGTGAGCCATATAGTAAAGGTACTTCTTTTTTTATACCATTCTGTAATACTGTAGGTCTAATTACCTTAGTAAAGTAGTAAAATATAGTCTCATCTATGTCTTTTAGACCTAAAGAGAACTGTTTTACATCATCGTTCTTTACAGTCTTTTGTAATTCTCTTCTTTTATTATCAATAGATGGGGACTTACCTGTATTCAGTAATGGATCCACAAAACTTTGTGCAATCTCTAACTGTGTTTTAGGTATTGGTTTATTCTTAGACATCTATTATATAGTTACTTGTGTTATTCCTACCTTTTCTGCTCTTGTTAAGTGACATTTCACTATAATAGATACTGAGCTTCCGAATCTAGATCCGTATTCTGTAAAATTATAGCTACTATCTCTACCTAAGAATAGTTGATTCTCTACAACTGTGTCTACTTCGTAGTAGTTTTCATGCCAAAGTAATACATCTCCTACTTCTGGTACTATATTTGTATCTACTAAGTCTTGTCTTATAAAAGCAAATGAAGCTTCTCTTGTTAAATCTGGTCCAAAATCATCATCTGTTATTACTTGATCACCTCTAGTAATGAAACAGTTTAATTTTATTGCATTCCAGAAGGATTTTTCAAGGGCTTCACCGTATAAGTTAGCTTCTGTATCTTCTACACTGAATTTATAGTACAAGATCTCTTGCTCAATGATATCTTTGAGTAATTCTCTACCTATATTAGTGAGTAGTCCAAAGTCTCTTGTACTTCCAAATATCATTTTACCTCAATTGTTTTAGGTGCGAACTCAAACTTTGAGATTTGAGGGATTTTTTTCAGTGAAACTTGTTTTAATTTAGCAAATGCTGCTTCTGCTTGTTGTTTAGTAATAATTTTCATCTTCATTACAGCAGTATTATTAGCATCATTATGAGATACCTGTGTTACAGTAATAACCCCTGGTAAAGCTCTCATTAATTCACCTGTTTCCTGTATAGTAACATCTGGAGATATAGTAATTCTTACTAATCCCTGGTATGTATTATACTCTTCTTCAGTTAATATTTGAAGTAACTTTATCATCCTATGTAAATTAACATTGGAACACCTTGTAAGGTATCGTTTAAAAATTTAGCTTCACTTGCTTTTGCTTCTAATAAGGATGTCATATTAGTTGAAGCTAAGTTAGCCCTAAGCCCTTCTATTAACGCTGCTTTTTCTGTTCTAGCATCCTGTAATAAATCTGCTTGATTCAAAGTAGCTTCAGAACCAGGTACTGGAAGTGAAGTATACTTACCTCTAATGTAAGCTAGCATTTCTTTTGCTACTGCTGCAGCGTAGTTATATACCCAAGCTTTTGCTGGAGCATTAAAATCAGAATATACCGGGTTTGAATACGGTACGTTAGATATGTTAGTAATTATATTATTTGAGTTCGTGGAACCACCATAAGCTGATCCAGCAGAACCTCCACCTAACATTACGCCGTCGTCAATATATCTTTTATCTGAATTTTTATAGTATTCAAAAAATAATTTACCACCGTTCTTTGGAACTGGGAATAATTTTAACTGGTTACCTACTACTTCAAAAGAATAAGCCGAACGTCTTACTTGGTCGTTAAATTCAATTGCTTGAACTTTTAACATATCGAAAGATGTCGGCATTAGTAGGAAGTTTACACCTGGACTATAAGATCCAAAGTCAAAAGCATCCATCAACGACTGTATACCGGTACCAGTACCTGCATAAGGGTCAAAGTATCTTAATATAGCAGGAGGTGCTTCGTAGAATATTTTTCTAATTTCAATTCCACCTGTTATACCTTGTTGTGTTGCCCATAAGTTCAAGTCGTAAGTCTGTTGATCTGGTACTGTATCTAATGAACCAGAGTATTTTCTAACTGTACCTCCTACTCCAGCTTCTGTTCCGTAGTTCTTACTAATTTCGATCATTCTATTTAAAGAAGGTCGAACTAAAGTAGCATTTAAGTTTATAGCTGAGTTACCTCCTTGTACTGAAAGGAAGTTTTGTTGTATTTGCTGTTGGTATAATTCGTTACCGTACTGAGTAACTGCTTCTTCGAATGCTGTATAGAAAGAACCAGATGTTAATTCAACATCCATTAAAGGCCATCCTAACTTTATAGCACAGTATTTTGCTACCTTATCAGCTTCTGCGATAAACTCAGCATCTGTGTCATAAAATCCAAACGGCGTCTGCCCTGCTGCAAACTGTGATGAACCGTTCCATATCTGTATATTAGCCATTCTTCTTTATTTTATTAATAAATAGTAACTAACTCTAGTCCCTAAAGGTTTCATATACCTTTAAGACTGGTGATACTATTTCGTGTCTGTGGTTCTTTTCTAGATTAACAATTCTAAACCCAGGTACCTGCTCTTCAACTCTTGTTAAGAAAGAGAATCCAGTTTCTTTTCTAGAATGTAAATCTATCTGTGCCATGTCTCCGCAAATTACCATTTTACTTCCTTTACCTAAACGTCCAATTACGGCTTCCATTTGAGAATGAGTTACGTTCTGGGCTTCGTCAACAATAACGAAAGCATCTACAAAAGTCCTTCCCCTCATAAATGCAAATGGTACAATTTCTATCTTACCATTCTCTAAATCTCTATCTATCTTAGCCTTGTCGTAAAGCATGTATAGATTGTGATAGATTGGTGCTAACCATGGATCCATCTTCTCTTTAATATCTCCTGGTAAGAAGCCTATATCCTCCTTGGATACGGTTGGTCTGGTAATAACAATACGTTCAACATCCTTATTAAATAACATATCTAAAGCTGCTTGAGCTGCAACTAATGTCTTTCCGGAACCTGCCATACCTTTTATAACTGTTATCGGATTTTCTATAATTATAGATTTTGCTATTTTTTGCTCCTCGTTGAGCTGTATATTAAATTTAATTGGGTTTTTAGGTTTACGTTTTTCAACATATACCTCATCAGTGTGTGGTTTTGATGTCATAGATCTTTATTTAATGAAACAACTCTTTGTATATTAATAAATAGACAATAAAGACCTATATAAACAAAAAAAGAGGCCCGAAGGCCTCTCTTTATATTACTCTATCCTAGATTAGATTTGCTCTAAATCTGTGATGAAGATCTTACCATAGAATTCTGGACGGATCATTTTCTTAGCGTAACGAGTCATCAAACCTTTACGTGGAGTAAATGTTTCTGGATCGTACACTAATGGAGTCATCATCAATGGAACGTAAGGAGCGTAAACCGCACCAGCCTCCAAGAATTGACCACCACGGAAGCCCATTAAGATGGTATTTTCAGTCATGTAAGGGTTTTTGTAAACCTTGAAACGGCTGTTTAAGTTACCAACTTTCTGAACACCCATTGCAAACTCCATTTTGTCGCCGTTTGTATCAGCAGCATATCCTGGAATAGATTCTAAGATAGTTGCTACGTTAGGAGAACATACTAAGAAGTTAGCACCACCACGTAATGTCTTTTGGTGAATTTTGTTAGATACTTTTTGGATTTTAGTACCTAAAGTTTGGAACCACTGACCTTGTGTGTTGTAGAAGTCAGAAGTTGAAGTAGTCCAAGCTGAACCATTCCAAATTTTGTTGTTTTCTACAGACCATTTTTCAGTAGTACGAGCATCTTGAATCAACATGTCGATCAATTCTAAGTCGATCTCCATAGAGATATATTCGCTCAACAATGAAGTCAATTCAGCTTCAGCGTCAATGCTATGGTAAGCATTTAAGTCTTGAGCGAATTCTGGAGTCCATTGTGCTTTCAATTTACGAGTCTTAGCAACAACTGCTTCAGAACGTAATTGAACGTCGATTTCAGGGATTGTGATAGAAGTATCTACAGCAGCTGAAGAGTTAGCTTCGAAATCACCACGTGCGTTATCAACTGGTTGCTTATGGTAAACTACGTCTAAGCCAGATGTACCAGCAGAACCTGTAGCAGCAACCGCTTTAGTGATAGCTGAACCTAATACTACGAAAGATACAGTTGAAGTACCGTTAGTAGAAGTATAAGCTTTTAATGTATTTGCGTCTAAGTTAACAGAAGCAGATACTAAAGCGAAAGCACGAACACCTTTAGCGTCGAAGTTAGTTGCAGCTGGTAAAGTTGCAGTTACTACTACATAATCGCTAGGGTTAACACCGCTTTCAAATCCGATAGATGCTGAAGTTGCAGCAGAGATTGCGTAAGCTACGTCTTCTTGAGTCTTTGTGTTCAAAGAGTAAGAGAAACGACCTACACCGTAAAGACCACCTGTTGGATCAGTATCTAAAGTATCCAAAGTACCGTACATGTTATCGCCGTCACCGAATGGAGACTTAGCAGTACCGTATTTGAAATCTAAATAGAATACAAGACCTGAAGGTAAGTTCATTGGTTGAACTGATAAGAAGTCTTTTGCAGAGATCTGAGCGAATACTTTACGTACTAACGGTAAAGCAACACCAGCCCATTGTTCACCAGCACCAGCAGTAAATGTACCACCTGTACCAGTTGTGTTAGCTTCAGCAACGATTTGCTTAGCTTGGTTTTCTAGGATCATAGCCATGTTAGTCTTGTCTTTCTCTCCAGAAAGGCCTTCTAACAAGCCAGATTGGCTCCACTTATCAGCTAAACGAGCTGCATCAGCTGCTTGGCTTTTGTAAGTGTTTGAGCTTTCCAATAATGAATTAATTTCCATTTTTGTAAGATTTAATTTGTTTGTTTGTTATGTTAAATGATTCCTGCCAATTTTTGCATTCTACGAACTGCATCAGATACTTCGCTAATTACTTCTGGCTTACTTGCTGTAGTACCAGTTGCTTTGCTAGCGAAACCTCTTGATTCTTTGATAGTGCTAGTTTCTTTTTTAGTTACTAAGCTTTCAGAGATAGTTTCGAATACTAATTTTACTTCCTTAACTGTCTCAGCTTTGTCAAAGGCAGCGATGACATTCACTTGTTGAGTTTCAGTTAAATTGTTTGCTTTTAATACTTTGTTTAAGTAAAGTAATTTAGCGTTTAATAAATTAACTTCAGTTAAATCTTTCTTTAAAGATTCGATTGTTGCTAAAGCTTCATTCATTTCACCTACCATACCACCTTTGATACCACCGTATTCACCTGGTGCTGCTGGTAAGTCTTCTTCTTCTTTTTCGCCTTTTAATTCAGCTAATTTAGCTTCTAATTCAGCAATTTGTGCTTCTTTAGTTAAACCAGCCTCTTCTTCTTCTGGAGCTGGAGCGCCTTCTGCTGGAGCAGTTGCACCCATTCCTTCTAATTCTTTTAAAAGTTCTTCTAAGTCGATTTCCTCGCTGTCAGCAACATCCGCTGCTGGAGCTTCTAAATCTCCTTCTGCACCCGGCATCTCTTCGCCTGGGATTTGTTCACCTTCTGGAGCGCCAGCACCCATTTCTTGAGCGATGATGTCACGAATTAGATTTTTAAAGTCTTCAACTGATAAGTCGCTTACTTCTTTATCTTCATCGGCCTCACCTTCTTCTTCAGGAGCTGCTTCACCTTCTGGTGCTTCTTCTGCTGCTGCAGCATCGTCTTCAGATTCTTCTGAATCATCCTCTGCTGCTTCACTAAAGCCTAAGTCGCTTTCTGCTACTAATCCTTCTTCTGCTTTTACCTCTTCTTCAGAACCTTCTAGTTCTTGAAGTTTAGCGGCTAACATATCTTTTAAATGAGGAGTTAAACTCTCTTCTAAAGATTGTTTTGCATTAGCGATAGCGGCGTCACGGACAGATTTGGCTTCAGCAATCGCTTGCTTGAATAAATCTTTGTTTGCCATTTTACAATAAAATTGTTGTGATTTGTACGATTATTAGAATCGTAATAGAAATTTGTAGTGTGGGATACCGTATAAAAACGGTATATTTGTATATAAATATATACTATTTCCGAAAACAGTTAAATACTTGAAAACTTTTATATATTACGCAAAGAACTTGCTTAAGTATTCTTTTACTTCACCACCTTTTACAGCGGTTAATGCACCTTCTAAACTAGCTAAACTAATATTCTTAGCTTGTAATGCTTTTACTGCTGTAACACCTGAAGCGATTAAGAAGATTGCAACTATTATGTGAAAGATAGCATTCGAAATGTTATGAGCCTTTTTAGGATCTTTAACAAACTTGTGAACAATTGCTTCAATAGGTCTAACATATAAATGATGTAACTGATCAGCTAATTTACCCATATCTTGGAAATACTTTTCAGCTGCTGAAGGATCTTCTGGTTTTGCTCCAAAATACTGTCTTACTAACTTAGAAGCGTTTCTTCCTAGACGTGCAATTAATCCTAATATAGCTGGTAATGCTACTATAAGACTTGCTGTTGTAATCAACCCTTCTTTAGGGTCATCAGCTTTATCAAACTCTGTGTCAATACCTTTAGCTAGTGTTTTAAACTCACCACCTAAGGCTGCTGCTAGTTGATCTACTTTGTTTTGGTCTTCTAGTATAATTGTAGCTAACTTCATTACGCTCTTAATATGTCGTTTATAATACTGTCTAGTTTACTAAACTTAGAAACAGCTTGTGTACTTTCGTTTAATGAGATTGGATTCATAAATGCACCATGTGTAGATGGATTAGATACGAAATCCCAACAAACTAATTCAAAATCTGGTTGTACTTCTAAAGTACCTTCGTTTGTCTGCTGTACAGATCCTGTACCTCTAGAAGAAATACCGATAGTATGTCCTGCTTTAATAATCTCTTTTACAATGTTTCCTGATGGTGTATTAAGTAGTTCTACTCTACCCATTAGTTCATCACCTTTCCACCATAATTCTTTTATGATATGAGATGCATTCTTTAAAGATACTATAGCAGATTCTGGATGATCTAATTCACCGTAGGCGTTTCCGTTCTTAACAAACTCGGTTACATATTTATCTACTTCGCGTAAAAGTATTCGTTTGTCATAAACACGTCCGTTCTGGTTTTTAGCTCCAGCACGTTGCATAATACCTTCTACTTCGAATACTCCAGGTCTTTCCTTAGATTCTCTAAGAATAGGTCTAAAGGTTTGTACTTCTACTAATAATGCCATGCTTATTTACTTTTTATAATTTTGCCTTCTCTTAACGAAAACGTTGCTCCTCTAGAATTACTTGCTGAGTAGCCTAATTGTTCTAACTCTTCTGGAGATAAACGTCTAGACTTTGGAGTTTCTATAGCAAAATACTTAGCCATTACTGGTTTTAAATCTTCTTTAAATGCATTAGATACTGCAGGAGCCATAAAAGAGCCAATCTCTTCGTAGATACCCTCTATATTTTCTCTTGTATCTAAATACATTTTTTCAATCTTAGCAATATGTGCTGCTAATTCTGTAGCACCTTTTCTGATTCTTGCTGCTAAATCTTGATTATCTGGGTTCTCGTAATTAATGTATTGCTCTAATTTTTCTGCAGCTGCCTCATTTAGTGGCTGCTTATCTTCTAAAATATTAACAATAACTTTCTTCATAGCTTCTTTTAATTCGGCTTTCTTCATACCGTTAAAAGTATCTACTTTATTATTATCTTTAGCAACTACCATTTGGTCATGTTTATCTACTTTAGGAGATTCTTTAGCCATCAGGTTTAAGTAATGGTTACAATCTTTTTCTAAGTTAGCCATTGCTTTTTTCTTAGCTTTCTCGTACTCTTCTTCTTTCACTGTTCCTGCAGAATCAACACCCATAGCATCTAATTCGATATCTACTGCTCTTCTAATAGTCTCTGGCTTGTAGGCGTCTTCTGATTTGTTGTCATAAACTACCGCTTTTACTTCTGCAATTAAACCTCTATTCTTAAAGATTTGTACTGCATCTTCGTACCCGTTAAAACGAGTAATAAATTGAGGATATTGTCTCTGAGCATCACGTAAGAATTCAGCTTTTGTATATCTGTTTTCGTTTACAGCGTTAAACTTTTCTTGTAGCGTTTTCATTTAGATAGTCTATTAATTTTGTATTTGAAGGTCTGCTTGGGCGGCTTACTTTTTTAAAGCCTAGCTTCTTCGCATAATTCGTTGCTTTATTGTCTTTTTTTCCTCCAAAAGCAAATCGTGTTGCAAATGCATCATTCGCTCCGGGAGTATAAGTAGAACCACCAACGTTAGTTACGTTAGCTTCTTGAAGTACTTCTTGTACTAATTTTCTCAATTCACTTAGTTTCATATCGTCTCAAGTTCATGTACTAATTCATAGTACTGCATAAGGTTAACTAGATGTGTATCCCCTATTTTCTCCTTATTAGTCAAAGGTTTAATAGCTTTCCTTACCTCTTCTAGTTTAATCTTAATAACCTGATCAGATACCTTCTGAGACATTTCTTCTACTCTCTTTGCTATCTTTTCTAATTCCTCATTTACGATAGTTCTAAGACGGGTAGTTGAGTTTACAGAAGTTATAAACTCTTTTAAAATATTTTTTTGTTCCGGAAGTAAATCTTTGTAGTTGTCGTTAAACTTCTCTAACAAGATTTTAAATGTAAGTAATCTTAAATCTTTATCGTATTTTGAATACTCTTCGATTAAAGTATCTTTTACATCTTCTTCGTTTTGTATTTTTGATGTTAAGTGTTCTAAAATTGTTGTTTTATTTTCAATTAAAGAACTAGGATCAACATTCTCTGCGTTATTTTGTGTTTCTAATAAACAGTATAAAGCGGCTAATGCTTTGTAGTCTCTTACCTGAATTGCAAAGAACTCATCTACACTGTAGTGGTTTTTTATTTCTGCAATTAACTCGTACTTTTGTTTCTTAATAGCAGCTTGATCTAACTTGCGAGAGATTTCTGTTATTGTTGATAATATTGCTTCTGCTCTTAGAGGAGTTACATTATTGTTTTTTGAAATAAATTCATAGAGTTTATACTCTTTAGCTAAAGAAGACTTTCCTGCATAGAATTTTTTTAAGATACTAACTGCTGGAGAATCTTTTTTAGATAGAGTATCTGATGCGATTTGCTTAACAAGCAATTCGAATATCAACCCCGTGTTTTTATACTTTGAATGTTTTACTTTCATCTTATAGGTTTCCTATTATAAATATGCTTTATTCACCTAAATCTCTAATATTGTCTTCTTTTAGTAGATTTGATTCATCTTTCTTCTGAGTATTAAAGACCATTTCTTTTAATACTTCTTTATTTCGATGGTATATAGCCTTTGTATTAAACCCTTCCATTACGTTTTCATTATCGCTTGGGAAGCCTCCTTTCATACCATGGCTACCTAATGGATCTCGTCCTCCTAAAGGATTATCATTAGTATGGTAGATTGACATATTTGTTCTAGGACGACCACCTTCTTCTCCTGGATCAGTTAACCCTCGTGGTGGTGAAGGATGATCTTCGTAACCTGGAGGTACTGAACCTGGACCTGCTCCTGAAAGTCTATCTGTTGCTGTAGATCGTCTACCGTACATTGACGCTAGGTCATGTGGTGTACCGTAAGATCTTCCTGATTGAGCTGGATCATTACCTTCTCCTTCTATTTGAGCTAATCTAAAGTTTCTCTTAAAATCTTCTCTAATTAGTTCTCGCATCTCGTTGTACTTATCTTCTGATAAGTGGAAGATGTTATCGTAGATATAGTCTGTTGAGAATAATTTAGTATCTAGCATTTGAGCTGCTAAATCAATCTTCTCTTTCATTAAAGCAACTCTTTCTTGTTCGTAAACAATAGATGGGTTTGTTAATTTGATTTCGAAGTTAACTAGAGATTCACCAGTAAAGCCTTGAGCATACAAATGGACTAATGCAATCTTAGTTAATTCAGATTCCATAATCTTTTGTACTCTTTCTACTGTTCTAGCAAAACGAATATCTTCTGCTGCTAAGGTTGCTTTACCTTGCAATTCTCCTTCGTATCCGAAATAAGCTTTAGGTATCTTTAATGCAGCAAATAATTTATCTCTTAAGTAAACAACGTCATTTGTACCGTCGTACTCTAATCCTTTTGTAGTCTCAATACGAGTAGAAGTATCACCTCCCCTTACAGGTAAGTAGAAATCTTCCATCATATTCTGAAGGTTGAATCGTAAGTTATATTGACCATCTTGACCCATGTAAGGAGTCTTTTTCATAGTGTTGATAGTCTTTTGCATAAACTGTTCAACCTCTGCTGGTGGTATTTGACCTACATTAATATAGAACATTCTCTTTTCTGGAGCTCTCATGATACGGTGAATTAACATCGCATCTTCCATTAAAGTTAATTGTTTAAAAATCTTACGAGCTGGTTCTAAGTATGAACGGCCATAAGGTAGGTAATTTGTGTCTGATATTAATCTAAAGTGAGCTACTTCGTAGTTATCTAGTTCAATAATCTTCTTATTTGTATTCGGAGTATAGTTTGGACTTTGTGAAGTCGCTAAACCGTCTAAGTCGATTTGGAAGGTTACTTTTGTAGGATTTTCAATATCCTGCCCTTCATGTCGAGAAACGTGGTAAACTGTATAAGGTAGTATATTATATACTCCTAATCCGTCTGCAATCTCTAACTTCAAAAAGAAGTCTCCGTACTTAACCATGTTACGAGTCCATGACCATAAGTTAAATTCAATGTTTAACACATCGTAAAATAAATTATAAAGTACTCGTTGAATATTCTCGTCAGAAGATCTAATAGCTAAGACTTCACCAAAATCGTTTTTTACGGTTGCTTCATCAGCTATAATGTCTAATGCAGAAGCTAAGATTGGATCTGTGTCCATTGCTTCATAATCTGAATAGAGCTGAATTCTTAGTGTCTGAAAGTTTAGATTGGGGTTGAATATATTTCTATTGTTATAGATATATAATCTACTAAACCTATCTATAAGAGAGTTAGTCTGGTACTTACCGGTTGTCTGTATTTGATTAGGATCAACTACTTTTAATTCATCACCACCAACGTTACGTATAATAACGTCTGTAGCAAAGAGTCGCTGTAGTCTACTAAATAAGCCTTTATCTGCCATTTAATTAAAATGTCTTTAGTTATAAATAGATTCGTTTAAAATAACCAGCTGATATCTTCTTTCTGCTGGCCACCCATGTCTATAAGATACGGATTATTTCGGTGGGATCCAACTGTTGATATAACAGCTTGGTTTTTTGCATTAAGGTTTCCAAAAGAGGAAAGCTGTGCTCTAGCTAAGTCAAGACCTTGTTGTCTTAGTCTTAATGCGGTATCTCTTACATACAGTGAGGTTGCGAAGGCCATCACTAAATCGTCATTATAATTTGTTTGAGCTTGTGCTTTTCCGTTCTTCCATACAAACACTCGCATTTCGTGTAATAATCTTTTAGATTGTACCGTAACTGCTTTTTCCCTAATATACTCAGTCATCTTAGCAACCACTAAAGGACGGGTTCTCATTGACATTGTAAAGCCGGGAACGAGTTTTTCTCTTTCGTACTTGGACATATAAGATTCAACTGTATCCATGTTGGAAGTTGAACTATAATATATATTTTTATATTCTCTTTCTAGTATCTGTTCTATAGTAGACCACCCTATATTTGCGTTTTCTACTACTAAAAGTGCATCGTTATACTCAGAAGCAATACCTACAAGAACGTTTCCAAATTCTTTTGGAGATAACTTTCCTTTGTATTCTGCTACCTGCACACAACTTTCTATATCCATTACGTGAAACGTAGAATAGTCAGTAGAGTCGCCTCTAGATACGTCGGCTGTAACCATATAAGATTTTGAGTAATCAGGACTTTCCCACACCCATAAATTACCGTCAACTCCTCTTTTTTCTGCTGGATCTTTCTGATAAGTTTCTTCATAAAATATTAAATCTTCTGGTTCAAATACGGTTTCACCTGATGATAAGAAGTCACAATCACACTCTTGTGCAGCCATTCGAGGACCTAAGTCTCTATCTTGTTGATCTCTCCAGGTTTGATTTCTTTCAGGGTGGACAGTCCAAGGTAGTTTGATAGGTATAAATGAATTTTCTGCTGTTTCTGCTTTAGCATACGTAGAATGGAACCAGTTACCAATACCATTAGGAGTTGATAAGGCCATACATTGACCTCCGGTTGCTAGGGTTTGTTGTGCAGCTGTAAAGGTTTCTTCAATGTTATCGATAAAAGCAGCCTCATCTATTAAAAGTAGAGATACCGCCTCTGAACGAGCAGCATCTGAGTTACTTGATTTAGCTTGAATTTTTGATCCGTTTTTTAATCTCAATGATAATTTATTCTTCTCTACTGCTTGCAACCGTAACCACTTAGGTAACTGTTCGTACATAAATTGCACCTTTGTTACCAGGTTTCTAGCTGTTGCCTGTGTAGTTGCTAAGGCTAATACGTTCTTATCTTTATGAAAGATCATTAACCATAAAGAGTAGCCAGCTGCTAAGGTTGATATACCAAGCTGTCTAGACTTTAAAGTAATAAGAAATTGATTATCTCTAAATAAATGTAGTACTTTCTCCTGAAATGGGTAAAGATTAAAAAGAATTCTACCTCGGGTAGGATGCTGAATATAGCAATACTTCTTCATGAAGTATGCTGGATCTTTAGCACATTTGATATACTCTTGTGCTATTATGTTTTTAATATCTTGCGACATAACTAATTAATTATATCTCAATCCCGCGAATCTTATCTAAGGTTCCGAATCTAGATTGAGTTGAGTTACTTCCTTCTTTTTTCGTAAATATACGACGTAGTATTATACCGTTTATATCTTGTTGTGAGTTTGTAAAGAAAAAATCTCCATCTCTCTTTCTTATATGAGCATAAAGACTACTACCGTGTTCCTCAATAAAAGTATCAATAGGTATAAACTTTCCGTTTTTGAAATTAACCGTGTTACCTTCTATTTCAAACTTAACTTCCATATCTCCCTTGTAGTAATACTCTATAGGTCCACCCATTGGTATTGTACCTTGTATGATAGGCTTTATCAGTTCTTTTGGTATTTTTCTAGATACATCTGGTATAAGTTTATTACCAGCTAAATTTACTCCTTCTAAGTTATTTGCTTCAACTCTATCTTGATAGAACTGGTAAGCATCTTCATAGAAGTCTGTTAACCATTCTCTAATTTCAGAGTTAGTTATAGCCATAGCGGTCATTCCTTTAACTCCTCCGCCTGCTAATGTAGGTGCTTCGTTACCCTTAGCCGAGACTTTAATATCTTGTCCTTTCACTTTTAGAATAACATCTGCATAAGGTTCACTACCAAACTCATTTAATCCATCTACCTTAGTTGCAGCTTGTACTCCGTTAATTTCTACTCCGTTTGTACCTTTCAAAGTCTTAACTCCTGGTACTGCATTTATAGCGTCGATTAGTCCATGCTCTTGTCTTTCTGTTGTAGCAACTTTACTACCTCCAGAGCCTCCAAATTCTCTCGTCTTTTCTAATGCACTAAAGCTAACATCATTCCCGTCTTGATCTTTAAAAAAAGGGAACTGATTTATACGAGTGCCGCCAATCTTTTTAATTGCATCTACTTCCATTGAATGGAATAAAGGAGCATAAGAATCATCAGCGTATGTTAATACACTTTGACTTCCATCTTTAAATTGAAATGGTGATTTGTTTTCTATTTTATTATCTATTGCCTGTAATCGGCTATATTTCCTACTTGCATCACTAAAGTCATTCCATTTAAGAACTCCTTCATCTAATCTAAATCCAAATAACGATTCAAATAGATCCATATCTTTTTCATTAGACATGTCAGGGTATCCTTTTTCACATCTAAAAGACCATTCTAGTATTGCTTTTTCTACTAAATTCATTTATTTTGGTTCTTCTGCCGGTTCCTGAAATTCAACGTCTTCTCCTCCTAGATCAGCTCCTCCTTCTTCTCCTTCTCCACCTTCTGGTGCTGGTGCTTCTTCTGCTCCGCCGCCTTCTCCGCCTGGGAAATCACCTCCGGTAGTACCACCACCGCCGCTTGATCCATCATCTTCTCCACCTTCACCTGGTTCTCCACCTGTGTTAGGTCCGTACTTAAGTAGTTCGTTTAATTTATCTAAAGCTTGTTCGAAATCTGCAAGCTTATTAATGTAGTAACGTTTTCCTTGAATTTGTGCTTCAAATCCTTTACCAGTCCACTTTAATATAAAGTTTTGTTTGTTTTTTAATTCAACTCTAAAAGTAGAAGGACGAGGTGCTACCCATAGAATTTCTTCTACGAATTCACCATATTGATTTGTAAGTAAAGATTCTACAGCTTGCTTTAGACTAGGAAATTTACCTAGCATTTTATCTGTAGCAGTTTCTAATACTGTTTCTTCTCCTGCCTTATCTAATGGCTTCTCATCTGTTTTCTCTTCAGGCTTCTTTGCAGGTTCTTCTTTAGGTTCTTCTTCTTTAATTAACTCTGCTAAAGACTTATCTTCTAGAATTGATTCATTCATAGAACGTCTTTGCTTCATCATAGCATATTGACCCGGGTATTCAGTTCTTAAGAAATGACGAAGAGCATTGAAAGTCTTACTTACAACTTCAAATACTTGTCTTGCTTTTTCATCTTTACGAATATCATCAATATGCATCAACTCTTTTGTTGAATCAACTGCAGATGATAAATTACGGAATAAATTTTCAAAACTAGGTAATTGAATTATCTTATGTCTAATTCCTCCAGTCTCTTGATTTACAAGATCTGTTTTAAAATATGTAGATAAATCTTTATTAAAAAAGTCTTCATCTTTTATAGGACCGTATTTATCTTCTATTGATTTTAAAAAATCCTTAGGTAGGTCTTTTGGTTTTACTGTGTTACCTTCTTCGTTCTCGTCTAGTTTTTCTAATTCGTTTGGTGAATGTTTATGTATTTTACCGCTCGGTAATTCAATACCGTAGTACTTTTCATCATCAGCACCGTGTTCTTTATCTAAAGATTTTACAACTCCGGTTCCGCCATGAGACATTTTTACTTTATCACCTATCTTAAAATGAGATTCGTTTTTTTCAGACTTTACTTTTTTAATATAAGCATCATCACCATGAGGTGATAATCCTTCTTTAAAAGGTCTTGGACAAGGTGTTCCTTTGACATGAGTATGTCCGCATCTTCCGCAAAGTGTAGCTTTCTTTTCAGCTAATACTTCGAAATAAGCTTCTTCAATAAGTTCTCTAAATTCAGCTTTATTCATTATCTTTTTATTATTTGAAGAATTTTTCAAGAGCTTCAATTTTATCATTGGCATCAACTAACATAGTTAATGCTTCTTCTGCATTTTTATAATAATCACCTGTGGAATGATCTCCAATACCTACTGGATGTTCAGAGAGCAAATTCAAAGTCAATAATGCTTTTGATTTTTCTGCAAGTGCAGATGTCATTAACATGTCAAATAATTCCTTTTTCATTGTGTACTATTTTAATATCCTTGGCGCTTGATAGAAGCATTTACGAAGTTAACTGCGTGTTGCATTGGTATATCCCAAATCTTAGATAGCTTCTTTAAGAAGTTTAATACCATTGCATCTCCTTCAGGATTAACTCCTCCTTCTGATATCCCTTTTCCGCTACTTACAATTTTAGCATTTTTTAAGATTGCAGTAAACTGAGGTGTTCCACCTTCGTAGAATTCAGGTAATGGATTTAATTGATCATCTACATGCTGTAGAACTACTATACCTCTATTTCCTATTTGACATTCAAATTTATGTCCTCTAAATTCTATAATATCTCCAATACTGTATGCTTTACCTGTGATGTCAACTGCAGTATCATTACCGTCTTCTTCTTTTTTCAAGCTCTTTTCTTTAGCCATCATATTTTGAACCTTATCGATAGTTTCCATATCTTTAGGTGTCATTTTCATCTTACGAGTAAACTCTTTAGTTTTTGGATCTTGTACTAATTCAGTTTCATGCTTAGCTTCATCCATATCAACATTAGTGTCAACTACCTCAATATTTTGAGTACCAAAATCCATTTGTAAATCATAAGCAAGTTCTGGATTTGTAAGGTAGTATGCATCTGATCCATCCATCTCTACAGCTTTTCTGTAAGCTGGGTTATCGTGGATAATTTCTAACGCTCTTTTTGCATCTCTAATAGATACTTTAATATAATATGTACCTTCTGGTGCTTCAGCTAGTTTTGTACCGGCTTGAGCTTTCTTCATAGCGTACATCTTATTTCTAGCTGCATCTCTTTCTGCTGGCATCTTTGCAGTATCGTTAGCTATTGTCTCTAAGTCTGCAACAGATTCTGGAGCACCTTCGCTAAACATCTTTTGGAATCCTGCAAATTTCTCCGGGAAGTATGCTCTATAATAAGCTCTTTTAGCATGGTCAATTAAACCCTCTCTATCTGTTTGATATTCTTCCCACTCGTCCCAATAAAAATCAACTGCTTCTTCTACTGCTGATTCAAATGCACTATCAAAAGGCATTGGCATATTTTCTGGTTCTCCTAAGTCCTTATGAATACTTCTATTCATTGCTCCTTGATCTGAACTACCCCAGTCTTCTTTTAATACAGCTTTCTTAATAGCTTTATCTTTTACTCCTTTATATTCAGCTTCTGGTGATTCAACATCACCATCTTTATCAAAATCTTTTTTAGCTTTAGCTGCTTCTGTTTTTCCAGTAGCTTTCTTAATAGCCTTATCTTTTACGCCTTTGTATTCTTGTTCAGGCTTTTCTATCTTTCCGTCTTTATCGTAATCCTTACCCTCATTGTATTGGCAGTAGTGCATACTAACAACTGTGTAATCTCCTTCGTCGTTATACTTACGACATTCTCCTCCTACCTTTCTGTAGTGGTGTTCGTATTCATTTACACTAGTATCTAATTCCTGATCTGCTCCTGTTCCGGCAACAGCTGCGTCTAACTCAGCTTCTAATTTTTTCTTTTCTGCTGTTAAAGCCTTTAACTCAGGTACTACAGATTGATCACCACCTTTGTACTTAGCTGCAAGAGCTTTCATCTTAGCGACAATCTCTCCATGTTTTTTCTGTATGCTTCCTACTGATGCTTCATTCGTTGGAGATTCACTTATTCTATTTTTTTCGTGATATGATTTATACAAAGCTTCTGCTTGTTCTCCCTGTCCGGCATCTTTTAACTTAGTTATTAAGTTGTGTATGTTTTGAGCTTGTTCGCTACCGCGTTTATACCATCTATGGTCATCTGACATCATATAGTACCAGTCGTGAGATTTCAAAGCTTGTTCTAATTGAGCCATCAAATCATCTTGACCGCCTTCTGCTTCTTGCATATTTCCGTCTAACTTAGCCCATACTTTTAATATGTTTGCTTTTAAAACATCTTTATTTACAAATGGCTCTCCAGCTCCTTTCATACCTACTTGTCCGATTTTCTCAGTAAAAGTAAAGTCTGATAGTACAATATTTCTATCTTGATCTACATGGAAAGAGAATTCATCTTCTTTTCCGTCTTTGTATTCGAAGTAAACATCGAAAGCCATTGGCTCTAATCTTAAGATCTTTCCAGATGCAATTTCAAGACCGTCTTCTTTTAACGCCATTGCTACTGCTTTAGCTACATCTTTTGAGATTGCTTTTGTTTGTTCTAAATCAAATTCAAGCCCTTCTTCTGCTTCTTTAATTTTTTTAGTATCAAGAGGCTCTCCTTTTTTATGAAGTTGTACTTGAACGCCTTTTTCAGCTAATTCCTTAGCTTTATTTTCATCGTCAGTATGTATTACACCTTTATCCATTTCTGTAAGTATGTTTAATTTGTTTTCTAAAGTTTCTCTTAAAGAAATGAGTTGTGCTTTTTGCTTTTCGTACTGAGGTGTTGATGCCTGTTTCTTTTCCTGAACCTGTAAAGCTTCTAAAGCTTGTTGTACTTTTTCTAATCGTACTTTTACTTCTTGAAAAGTTAACATCTTTATAGGTTCTTTCATTTCCTGTAGAGTGTATTATTAATATATAAATAAATAGGTAGGGTTTCTACTTGATCTTAATACAGATATCTTTACCGTCTTTTGTCCCGCCATATCTATATCCATCCCAACAAGCCTTTCCATCAGCACCTTTCTTTTTTGCTTCTAATGCTAATTGTTGAGGATCAGGCTGTCCTTCTAATTCATGGTAACCTGTATTGGCTTGATTGATAAAGTTTTGAGATTGAGATATGTGATCTTGAATCCAACCAGGAACGTCTTTTTCTTCTGGTCCGATTTTATACATTAACTCACCTGCATTCTTTATAATATCTTGTAGTTGATTTATAGCCATAGAAACTTCGTGATCTTGTTCTTCTTTTTGTACTTTAGAAGTTCTAATCACCTCTCGTATAGCTTGTGTTAATTCTGATGTTTTCATTTACAATGGTAGTTTAAGTATCTCTGAAGTGCTTTTGCAAAATGGGTTCCTTTATCTTCTAGCTTTGCTTTTTCAGCTCTAACTTTAGAACAAGATAAAGAACCTAATCTTTTTTTAAGAATACCTGGTTTAACTGGATCGTCTATTCCTTCCATTAACATCTCCATTAGGTGTGAGATGTCTACAATCCATATTTTAGGATCAACTCCGTTTTTTACAAGTCCGGCTAATCTTGTATTACCTGCTACTAGGTCATAATCTGTATCGCTAAATTTAACAGCGATAGACATTTCTATAACTCCCTTTTCAAATGCTTGATGAAATCTTTCTCTTTTTGCTTTTCGTAGTCTGTCGAATCTTAAGTCTACGTTACCTAGGACTTTTCTAATTTTTGAAAACGATTCTGGTTTGCCTTGATTGGCTATTTTTATCCACTCTTCTTTTCCCATATCTTCAAATTCAGGATATCTAAGAGCTTCTTCCCATTCGTTAGCGAAATTAGGTTTTGTGTACTGTATATCTTTTACTTCGAGTATAATGTCAATCAGTTTCATATTACTTGTGGCTTTGTAGCATTTCAAATACTAATGCAGCTAGTGCTGAAAATATAATCCAAAGAGCTTTTGTTACTCCGTTTTTCCATTTTTTTAACTCTTCTAATTCTTGCATATTTCTTTGATATTCTTTTTCATTAGATTGAAGAGTTAGTCGGAACTCTGTGTTTTTATTTGTCTTAACCACAAGTCCATCTTCAGGATTTAGAAGCATATATTTCAGTTCAGATAGATCATCTTTCACGTCTTTCATATCCTCCAACATTATCTTCAACTCACCATTAGGCATATGTGTTTTTATATGCTTAAGTTCTGATAATATCTCGTCTAATGCTGTTTTCTCTACTGCCATATATTTTAGAATTATAAAAAAGTTACTTATAAATAGTTAACTATCTATATTACTCTTCAAGTGCTTTAGGTATTCTTGTAGTTTATCTAAAACCTCTTTTTTAAATTTAGTATTATTATTCTTCCAATCTTCTACGTCTCCTTGTTCAGTTACAAAAGTATCTGTTTCATTTAGAGATTCTAATACCCAAGCTTCTATATCTGCTGCAAAAGTAATCATATTACCTTGTAGCATTTTCTTAGCATAAGCCTCATAGAGACCTACTTTCTTTAGAGTATCTTCGTATTTTATTGTACAATCAAAACAAACCTTATGTAAGGTATACATTCTTTTATGCAGGTGATGTTCCATTGACCCACTACATTGAGGACATCTAAGAGGGACTCTTACAGCTTTTTTTGCAGCATCTAACTTAGTTACATTCTGCTTAATACCGTTTTTAATAGTCCACTGCTTTCCTACTTCCTCCCATATATCACCTTCTTTATGACGTTTGGTTTCTTTTTCATAACCTACACTTGACTTAGTTTTAGCAGTATAATCTTTATTTACTAAATTCCTAACTCTCTGTACATCACTTTGTTTAAATTCTTTTTTAAGTAAACTATCACTCATAACCAAGTTCTTTTAATTTAGCTAGTACCGGTGCTATATTACCGTGAAGACATCTAATAGCGATTCCGCCTGATGCTTCCCATTGTTCTATATTTGATTTCTTATCGTCAATTAAAATTGCATTCTCATTTGCATATCGTTGCTTGTCTGCTGAGTAAGCAAAGATAACTTTAGGCTTAGGTGATAAGTTATTCTTTACCCATAAGTTTTTTCCTAATCTTGAGTTATCATGTCTTGATGGTGAACTAAGAATAGATGGTTCATACTTAGAAATAAAATTCCAAAGCTCTCTACCTCCATTCATCCACTTCATTCCTACCCAAAACTTAATACCTACTTTATTGTCTATTAGTTCCCAGAAGCCAGCAGCGCCATGTTTTGCTTCATACTGATCTGGTTTCATTCCTGAATAGTGTTCAAATCTTTCTTCAAAGTCTGTTAATACACCATCCATGTCGCAGTATATTTTATACTGTGGTTTTTCTTTTTCTACTTCTAGTAATTCGAATAAACTTTTCATAACCTTTATTTTTTATTTTTTTGGGAATCTTCCCAGTTTCTAAATACCATATTACCTTTTAGGTATGCTTCTTCTTCTAATGCTGCTAATTCTTTATCTGCGTTTGTATCTGTTGTACCTCTGTTACCTAATCTACCTTGTAGATTTTGCATGTGGTGTACCATTTCATGAGAAAAAGATCTTGTAACATCTTTAGGATGTCTACCTGCTACATATAGTACAATTTCTTTATCTGCAGGATTGTAGTAAGCTGTCTTACCAAAAAAGTTTTCTGCTTCAGCTAAATCTCTACGTATTTTGACTTCCGGTAGAGGTTCTACTTGCATACCCTCTCTTATCATATACTCTAAAAGTCCTGCAAAATGTTCACCGTAGTCGTAATTCGCAGGCATATCAGATGTATTATAAGGGCTCTCTCCTTTTAATTTTACTACAATTCGATCACCGTTTAATTCAGCTTCAAATCTATCATCTATAATACCTTGTATAGCTTTTAGTTGATCTCCTAAATAATCTCGATCTTGAGAAGTGACTGTAGCTGTGTTTTGTAAAGGTATACCGGATGAGTTTTCTGTAATTGTATCTTCATCAAACCAACCTGAGTATATATCCTCTATCTTTTCAGCTATCATTTCAGCTATAATTCCTTGTTTTAACATTTCTACTATTTTTAAGATCTCTTGTCTTGATAATTCTTTTGGAAAGAAATCTAAGACATCGTCGAGACTTCCGTTTAAAATTGCGTCTCTAAAACCAGTTGCTCTTACGTTTGAATTTTCTCCACCGCTTACTGCTAATCCCTGTACATTATCTAACCCTTTGAATGCACTTACTCTTCTTAAGTCTACGTAATCCTCTGAAGATCTAACTCCTGTTACAGCGTAAAACTTCTCAGTAGGTCTATTCTTAGCATGACTTCTAGCTACAAGCATTGGATTGGCATCTGCTACAATTACCTCTACATTTCCAGGTAAGTATTTTTTATAGATATCCCATACTGCTTTAGAATCTTCTCTATCTATACCGTTACGAACACTACTACCGATATAAATCATTACCCTGTCAATCTTTTCTATCTTTTCAGCTTTTCCTTTAAGTAACTGATCTGCTGCATCTTCACTTGACTCTAAGTCATATGTTCTTGCTTGAGCTGTCCCGTTTATTAAAGATTTTACTAAATCAAAATGACCTCTATGTGGTGGTTTGAATGCTCCTGGGTATAATATTACTGCCATTATGCTAAAAAGTTTTGTACTCTTTGATCAATTTCTGCTACTGTAGAACCTTTTAATTGTTCTGTAAACTTAGCGTTATGGATCATATCGGCAATATTATCTAATACTTCTTTATTTTTTTCATCAGCTTTTTGACGAACACTGGTAATAGAACTAACCTTCTTTTTCATCTTATCATCTCCAGGTCCTGTTCCATTCTTCTCATAAAAGCCCATCCAGTACTTCTTTAACTGCTTATCCATAGACTCGTCTTCTCTATTATAGTCTATATTAGCTGTTTCTTTTCTATAAGCATCGGCTGCATTTTTATCTTCGATATCATATGGCTTTCTAAAAGTAGAAATAAATCCTTCAGCACCCCCGTGATCTTCCATATACTTTGCTAAGTAGTCTGAAATTCCATTAGATCCATTTCTTGCTGCTACGTTAAATTCTTTTATCTCTTTATCGTATTTACCGCCTCTATCGTTAGCAAATAACATAAAGTTATCTCCTAATAATCCTTTATAATAGCCAATTTGTTGATATACATCTCTCCAAGTTGAAAAAACAGCTGTCTTTGGTATCTGTCTTTCTCTTTCAAAATTTGAAATAAAGGAAATTAAAGGGTGCGTATACACCATTACCATAAAAACTTCATAGCCTTTAACTATAAGGTCTTGTACTTTCTTAGAATTAGAAGCTGTAGTATCCCATATAAAGTTTTCTTTATTTTGCGACGCATCTTCTACGTCTTGGTTTACTTGATTAGCTGCTGCTGAAAGATTGCCGTAGTATGGATGTTCTTTATCTTCTACGTATTTATCTGGGTTGTAAATAGTTAACCCTCCTAAATCTAATTGATTAAGAAGGTAACTTTTACCTGCACCAGCACCTCCAGCCATAATAACGGCTTTTGGCTTGGCTTTAGCTTCTAATATTAGTTGTGAGAGTTTCATTTATGTTTACTTCTTTCCTTATAAATATCAAAGTTTTATACTAGTCGGGTAAGCTGTATAAATTGGTTCAGTTGTTGGATTCTCTAACTCGTACAGCTTATATACAGTCTTAAATAAGTCAAAATTATAGTCAATTTCATCTACTACTTTAATCTGCCAGCCATTACCTTGGTATACTCCTTCTTTTTTAGAAGCACTTCTAGTATTTGCTTTTAACCAAAGTACCCCTGTTCTTTGAATGTCTACATTCTTACATTCTTTAAATCCTTTTGCATAAGCTGCTAATTGTAAATCATAGCTTTTATGTAATGCATTAGATGTCTTAATATCTAGTAGCCAAGTTTCTCCACCCATCTCTACGACAAGATCGGCAGTACCTGCATACTTATGTTCATCTGAAAATACGAATTGTTCTGTAGAGATTAATTTAGGTTTATAAGTTGTCCAGAACTCATGAAACTTTAAAATCATTTCCCATACTATTTGAGAATATCTTGCATTTCCGTAATCATCCATCCAGCTAATCTCTCCTCCTTCTACTAGAATCTCAATAGCTTTATGAACCTGTGTACCTTCCTTACCTGCTTTCTGCATAATGATTTCTGCATTATGTCCTACATCTTTTAGCCAATTCTCAAAGAATTTGTTTTTTGGTAAGTACTGTAAAATAGTAGTTACAGATGGGTAATATACTCCTTCTGAGCGTTTATAAACTCTTCTATCTAGAAAATTGATTTGCTTTAAATCAGGATTGTAGGATAGATTCTTTTTAGTATCTTCTACTAAAAGGTTATCTCCTTGTCTTATCATAATAAGTTTAATTTGTATTGCAAAAGAGAACTTAAATCTAGCTCTTCTGCATCTTGGATGTGATTGGTGAATAATTGAAAACCCATTTCACTTGGATCCTTCTCGTCCATATCTACTAAGTATACTTTTTTACCCATACTAATGAACTGTTCGCAAAACTTAACCGCTTTCTTTAAAGCATCTCTATCTAAAGCTATATAGATTTCTTTTACTTTACTTGAAACTATTTTCTTTAAAAGAGACTTCGATATATTTTTTCCTAAAATAGGTATAGCGTTTCTTCGAATAGCCATTGCATCGAATACTCCTTCACATATTATTATAGGTTGATTCCAGTTTATTAAGTTTTCAAAGACTATTATATCTTTAGAAGCTTCGGGGTTTTTATACTTAGCATAACTTCTGTTAAAAGATCTAGCTACGTAAAAGTTTAATTGATTGTTTTGGTCATATGATGGTATGATTATCCTATCGCTAAATTCTCCTGCGATACAATAACCAATGTTATATTTTAAAATATCGTTATCTGTAATGCCTCTATCATAAAGATACTTTCTTGCAATATTAGCAGAGAAGGATGTAGCAGGTGCTGAATATAGAGGTTGAAATTCTTTAGGTAACTCTACTAACTTTACTACCTGATATTCTACCTCTTCTCCTTTCTTTATATACTGAAGAACTTCTTGTGCTTGAGGTCCGCTTATTTTAAGCTGCTTTAATAAAGACTTAATAGTACGCCCTTTAGTTTCACATACCCAACATTCCCAAGGATTCTCTCCCTTGTCGTTTGTATTAAGGTTGATTTCCAGCTTAGGTTTTCTATGATTACAGAAAGGACAAGTGAAAGCATAATTATCCTTTGCTCGTTTGTAACTCTTACCTAACACATTCTCAACCGCTCCTAAAAGAAAAGTATATTCCATATGCACGTAACTATTACCTTAATATACGAAAAAAGGCTCACATAAGCAAGCCTTTCTTTAGTTATTTTTATATTTCGGAAATATTATTTAAGTAGAGATCTAATGTAACTTACTACGTCTTCTCTTGCTGGCTCAATATCTTCCGGCTCTGTTGCTGGTCCGTTTTTCCATTGCTCCCAAGCAAAAACGATTTGATCTACTGCTTCGTCAAAATCATCTCCCATTACTTCAACATATCCTTCTGATTCTTTAATAGTTGCTGTAGTTGGATTTGATTTAACATCGTTTGATATGCTATCGATTCTTGTCTTTTGTACGTGTTCTATACTATCTACTTTTTTAAGATTGTCAAGTTCACGTTTAAAAATTTCATCTGATGAGCCAGCGGAACCGCAAGAAGCTAAAATAGCACTTGCCATAGCTACTGTAAGTAGTCCTTTATTAGCTAATAATTTAACTTTGTTAAGTATCTTACTTAAATCAATAGCTTCGTTAACATTGCCCATTACAGCATCTACTAATTCTTGTTCAATTGGGCTTAGTTCTGCTGCTTCATTTATTGTTCTCGCAACGGAAGTTAGTTTATTTTCTGTTAAGAATTTTCTTAAATCAAAGTTATTGCTCATTTTAATACATTTATATTAAATAAATAGTTTAGTTTTTTTAAACGTCGGTCATCTTTATCTTTCCTGTAGAAGGATCTTCCATAAAGTTATCTGGACGAATATCTAATTCATCAGGATCTATTCCTAACTTTTTAGCTTCTTTTTCTAGAGCGTCTAAAAACTCTTCTGGTACTTCTCCTCGATGTGGTGCCATTATATCCATCGTTATTACTCCTAACTTTGGATTAATCTCTTTCACATCATGTATATGTACAAAGTATTTTGTCTTTTTTCCGAGTAGCTTTAAAGCATGTTCTATCTCAATCTCGTCTGTTGTTACTTTAACAGCTCTTCCTCCTAGTAGGTAAACAGCACCATAGTCGCCAGCACCTAAGTACTTACCGCCTTTGTCTTTTATCTTATCTATAATCGCATTATATTCTGGATCATATCCGATAGGACCTTCTAGTATGATTCTTGATAGTTTCATTATCGACCTTGACCTCTATACTTCTTTGGTTTTTGTTCTTTTGGGCCGTAACTCTTTTTCTCCGAACCTGGTCCTTGTCTTTTCTTACCAAAGGATACTTTTTGAGAACTGCCTGCTGATGCTTTTTTAGCCATTTTGTTTAATAATCTTTAAGGTTAATGTGCCGGTCCCTCTAATTACTCTGTGGTAGGTTCCTGCTTTAATAAATAGCTTTTGTAGAGGAATAGGCACTTCGTTGTCGTACTGAAATCTCCAATCAGTTTCACCAATTGGTTCTATCCATCGATCTTCTTGATCTCTATGCCATACGAATTCGTCTACAGGAGTTTTAGAATCAAACGTCCTAACGTAATAACCTTCTTTTATTTCTTCTTCAAATGGAAGCATACTAAGTCTTCTTTTTGTAGTTGCCTTTTTTCTGTTGCTCTTTAACAGTGGCTTTAGCTATCTTCTTACGATTAGCTTCTTTTTTTTCTCTGTTTGTCATTATAATGGATTACCGTATATTCTTTTTGTAATTCTCTTATCTACTTTTGTAAGAGCTCTAGTATAATACCCATCACCTACCATTTCTACTTTCTTAGTAGGACCTACTATTGCTTGTATTTTTTCTTCGTCTTGTACAACAGGAGCTCCAGATGTTTTCATAATCTCTTCCATCTTTAGACTTGCCTCTAAGAACCAACCTTTACTTTTACAAAGTTCTATTACTTTCTTAACTACGTCTGATTTAGCAGATTTTTTATTATTTGTTCCTAGTAAAGAAATCTTTTTACCAAATGGTGTGTTTTTATATACAATAAAAGCATCTGGTTCGTTATCTGAATCAACATCTTTTAAAGCAGTAGC